GAACATAATATACGTTATGCCGAAATCTACGCACGCAACCTATCAATGTGATGATCTAACTTTATAAAAAATTGTTTGAGCTGATCTATTTCATTATCGTTATCTAATTCTGAATTTTGCAGTTGTTCCAGCACGGTCTCCAGTAGATCGCGCATGTACACATAGTCAGCCTTGGTTAAAACGCCCTTTGATCTGTCATAGCTTACAGTCTTGTAAATGTGCCGATTTTTCAATCAATAAGACCTCGAGGCGTAAATCTTTACCGGCATCTTATTTATGCCTATATGCTCAATTTTATACTTAACAGACTGCGCTAGTTAAGGATAAAATTCGAGCTAAATTTAACTTACTTGAATTTATCATGCTTGAGAATCTATTTAATAAAAACAGATACGTATCAAACACTAACTTACTTTATAAAATCGCCAAGGATGCATTACTTGAAAAGCACGTTATCAAACGTGGAAATCAAATATTAGTCTATGAAATCAGTAGCTTACAAAGAAAAGGTAGATTCATTAAAAGCCTAGAAATCAATAAGTTACCTATCACCCTAAAATCAAAGCAATCAATCAAATATGCGAAAGTTCCTGATCGCTCAGAGATTATCAGAGACTTTAATATAAACAAGAAACGCTACAAATAAACCTCATTTCAAACAGGTAAAAAATCCATCTGTATAAAGTCCATAGATATTTCCAAAGTAAAAACCCATTACAAATATAAAAAATATAAAAACGAAAACAGCATCTTTAGGCCAAGGATAAGCGTTCTTTAATAGCATTCGCCTAAATTCTCTTACATGAGCGTCATGTTTTTTCATAGTGAATTAGCTCCTGAAATTTCTCTTGGTACTGGTGTACCTAGTGGAATTTGCTCAGATTTAACAACAGCATCTTGGGCTTTTGCATATCGTTCAGCGTCTAAACGAGCAATGTTTTCTTGATAAGCCTTTTTATAGTGATCATCTGGTGACTGTTCTAGAGGTTTAATTTCTTGTTTTTCAGCAAAGTAATTGAATGGACGGTCACCGTCATCAATGAGCTTTTTACAGGTAGAAGCATCTACATCTAAAAGCGTGCCCTGCTGTGTGTACGCTGTATATTTATTGCCATATTTCACACAGCCTGAGAATACAGGTTTTGCTTTAACTTCATATGAGACATTTTGATGCAAGGTTTGATACGGTTTTGATGGATCATAAATGAATATCTCCCCAGGGCGATTTTCAGCATTAACCTTAAATGTTGGATCATAGGCTTCACGACAAGCATCATAAGACCAGCCAAATTGGTCTACACAGTTTTTCACTTTTTGAGCGACTTCAGGTGTAATTTCTTGAGCTTTTTGACCCTCTTTAGCCGTTCCATTCATATTTAAAATTGGTGCATCTTTAGCAGCATCAATTTTACTGGTTTGCTCTTTTTTATTAATTAATGTACCCCCTGAAAAGCCGTCATAAGCAAGCCATAGACCACCTAAGCCGACAGCACATAAGAGAAATACTTTTTTCGGGATGTTGATCTTATGGGTATGCATCGTTGCAGAGGTATACAGCTTTTGAACTTTCTTTGAATAAGTAAACTTGAATGTCCGTTCTGCTACACGTTTTTTAGCTCCGCTATTTGGATCAATAACAGCGTATGACCATACATTAACGTAGGCTTGAGGTAATCCCCATGGTCTGTATAAATGGTAATGCTGACCAACAACCGCACGAACTTCGGTATGAATAAGCACAGGGAATTGAGTAATGAACCAAATATCAAATCCACGATGACGGTGAACCGTTAATTCTTCAATAATTGGATTTTTTTCACGTGTATTTTTATAGATTGGTCGGTTTTGTACTTCATCATAAAAAATAATTGAACCATCGGGGCAAGTTCTCCAGTCGTCAGGACTAAGCAAGACGTTTTCTAAACGTAGTCCGTTAATGTCCGCATAGATCTGTCGCACTGGTGGGAAGTTCTTAAACTTGGTTTGAATAGTTTTATTGACAAAATTTACAAGCAAATTAAGGGTTGTAGATTTATAGAAATGCTCAGGAAAAATAGTAGGTGAAAACAATTGTTCAAAGTCACAGTGATCAAAAAGTTTAAAAAACTTTTCGAGTGTAATTTCTTTTTGATCATAACCGTCTAATGCATCACGGATAGATTTAAACATATTTTGACTACCCTTAAACTCTACGAGATCAACGGTAATCATTTTGTTTTTGTTTTCTTCGAGATGCTCAAGAAAATAAGAATAATTTTGCTGAGTAATCTTTAAATTTTTTTCGTTTAATTCGTCTTGTTTAACAATCTCATTCACAGCGAATTGAGATTTACCAACACCAGGAGGAGCAGTTAAAAGAAAGATCATTTTTATTTACCCTGTTTCAAGAATACTTTGGATTGATTCATTGTCATTTTTACGAGCATTGCAGTAAGTACCGTTTGCATTAAAACAATGATTCCACTCGCACTAAGAAGCCATAGACTGAAATTTGATAGAGAACCACTGGCACTAATAAAATTGTTAATGTATTGATCTATATAGTATTTATGCAGGGTATAAGACCCAAGAGCCAAACCCGCACCGCCTAAAGCGTTTGATAAAAATCCGTGTTGTGCTGATTTAGTGAAATCAGCAATTTTTCCCCATAAACTCATGATGATCTCCAACCAAGAATACAAGCAGATAAGTACCAGCCAAGACCGACAAAGAAGAAATAAAGACCTTGTGCGATTTCACATAGCCAAACTGGTGAAAAGTCGGCTTGTGCTTTAAATGTTCTTAAATCAAAGTTATAGATGAGTGATGGACATTGAGAGTTACTGCTAGGCAATTTAACCTGTTCAGTTGGTTTAGGAAGTTCTTCAATTTCGATTTCTGTATCGTTGTCCTTGTCGGGAGTGTCATCAAAAAATTCTTTGATTTTGTCCCAAAGGCTTTTTTCATCTGCTTTATGATCTGTGTCTTTTTTAATCCATGTACAAAGTGTTGCAGCATAATCACAGAATGCAGGTAATTCTGTTGTTTCAGGTTTTGGCTTGGTTTGTGTTGATGTTTCAGTTTTTGTTGATGTTGAGCCGTCAGGCATAGTCGTTGTTTCTGTAACCGTAGTCCTGGTCTCACCCGTATCAGGATCGGTTTTAGTGTCTGTACGTGTTGTTGTTTTTGAGCCGTCAGGATTCGTTGTCGTTGTTGTTTTTGACCCGTCAGGGTTTTGGGTTGTGTCCGTTTGGGTAGAATCTTGAATTGATGTTGTATAGGGGTTTTGGAGATTAGCATCTCTGTGTTCCATATAGTTGTCCATCATCTCATCTGTAATTTCATTAGAGCCGAATGATGGATCAGAACCCGGAGGTGATTTAGGTAAGGCATTACCTTGTGAATCTTTTGGAGAATAAATATAGGTCGTTACTGGATCGGTAAGAGAATGCGTATTATTTTTAAACCAGTTATAAAATGCATCTTCCATTTCTCCATCAGAGACTGGAAAATTTTGAGGTGGTGGTGCTGATGGGTTGTAATTAGGGTTTATTTTTACGTTTAATAACGGATCATCACAATAGTTTGAACCTTGATAGTTATAACAAGCATATGCAGCAACCTCATAAATACCAGTATTAGAAGTTAATTTAAAACCCGTAAAAACAAGATCTGACCTAATCTTCTTATAATATTCTAGAGCAGAAGAAGCCCCAGAATTACGGTCAAAATAAATTTTTTCAGGACGTCTATTCTCGTAAAAATAGTAAGGCTTATTAGGATCAGATTCTGCTGAGGGTTTTTTTGTGACCTTTCCACCCTCATCAATCACCCAACCAACACCATCTAAAATTTGATCCATTGCAATTGCAGCACCAACAGCAACAGCACCACCTTTTAGAAGATTTTTGGCATGCTTAGCCGTATCCCTTTTAAAAGAATCATCATTAGCAGGAATAGAAACCTTGGTGTTAATCGTTGCATTTGAACCATCTACAGTGACACGTTGGGTAATGTCAGCGTTAATCATGCCGTTAGCAGCTCTAACATTTTCAACACCAATACCGTTTCTTGTACGCATACCCATATCAGCAATAGTCATCTGACGTGGTGATGCATTCCATTGTTCAGCAGCACCCGCATAAACTGTAGACGTAAAAATGCTACTTAAAATAAGTGCTAAAAACGTGTAACAACGGCTATCAAAGCGCACATGAAAAATGCTGTACATATCGGCTGTATCCAAAAAAAGATTGATGCTTCCATAAAAAATGCGCTCCCCACGCTTTTGTGCGCTCGACGCACAACCGCAGGGAGCGCAGTTTCTAATTAACTAATTTATTTGCATAAATCCATTAAGCAGAAGAAACAGTACGCTTAGAGTAGCGCCATACAACAAAGCCAATAATTACAAGAATCATTAAGCCGTAAATCGCTTTTTGAGAGTTCATAACGGCTGTAATTTCACCAGTAATTGCTTCAAGAATTGTTGCAGCAAGTCCCCCAGTTTCGGCAGCATTTGCTGATGAAACCCCCAAAGTAGCACCCGAAAGAACTAAACCAGTTTGAACATTCAAATCTGTTGCTTTAGAGCGAAACTTTTGAAACCACGTTTTTTGATGAACTTCTTGTTCAATCACTTCCACATTTTTTAAAGTCATGGTTTTATCCCCTATAGTGACTTTATGATTTTGACGACTAAGGCAAATACCAAAACAGCAAGCAGAAATTTAAATAGCAAAAGCGTTATAACGTCTGATTGTTGTTTCGTGATTGCAAAGTACATCCACCAGTCGATCTGCGCCTGAGCGAGATCTGCTAGACACTGATCTAATTGTGTATTGCTTGTATCAGTGTCCAATTCTTTTAACCTCTACACTTGGTTAAGTGAAAAGCCATGTTGTTTTTGTGCATTAAGTTGAAGCATTTGGGACATTCGCGGATGTCGCTTCCAAATAGCACGAATTTCATTGTTTTAGTCCTGTAGGTCGGTTGAAAGCTTGATGTCTTTTAACACTGGACGAGGCGGTGTTTTGGTGAAATCAAACTCGAATTCGAAATCAAACTTCGCAGGAAGTTCGATGTCTTTAAAACGGTAGAAATTGCCTGAGCCTTTAATTTTAAAAAGTTGTTGTTGTGCGCCCAGTGCATCCATATCACCCTCAGGAAATGGCTGAACTGCATAAATATTTAGATTGTCGTAAGGCGTTGCAACGCCTTTGTTTTTGCCGTTTTCAGGGGTAAATTCACCCTTTGATTGTTTAAGGCCAATAACTGTTAGTGTCTGAGTTTGTGACATTTTTTAAGCTCCTAAGCTATTTTGTAATTAAATTGCGAGTTTGGTTCTACGTACCATTCTGGCAACTGTTGATTGAAGTCAATTTCAATGAGCTTGACGAATGGGATGATGTTGTTTGCCTTTTCAGTGTGGAGGTTCTGAAGATAGGCTTTTGAAAAACCGATAAGACACAAGTCAGCAATTAGCCTGTGAAATGATGCCTTTGAATAATTTGCTTTGAGTTCGACAATGCCTTTTTCTCGAATGAGACAGTACATTGCGAATAAATTGCGAACTTTGGTTGGTGAAGCTTTGCCCGATTTGGTCATGACTACTTCTGACCGTTCGATAGCTTCAAGAACACTTTTATCGTCAGTTAGTTTCATAGTTTGACCTCGTAGGGCTTCAAATATGCTATGAGTAGCTTTTGTCCAGAGTGTTTGAAGTAAGTTTGGGTTTTGCTTTTGAAAGCGTATTAATTCAAATAAATTTGTAGGGATACCATTACGCTCTAACCAACGCTTTTTAAGGCGTGATTCAAAACGTAATAAGCCAATTGTCCAATCAACAAGTCTTTGATCAGACATGATTTCAACAACTCGAATTGCAGACTTATCCATTTTTAGTGCTTGTTGTTTTAAGTCTGAGAATTGCGCCATAAATTCGTCATGTTTTAGATAGCATTTGTGCTGAACTAAACGTGATGTTTCACCGCCCCAGTAGCGCGATGTGTCATATGCTTTTTTACTTTGGCGTGTTTGGCCATTGCTGACATTGCCTAAATATTCGAGAACTTTTTTTGCTGTAGTCTGATCTTTAACACGGGCTGAATAAGTCACATCGATATGCGAAACCCACGCTTTAGTCCAATCCAGCATGCGTGATAAAAGTGGGTAGGCTTCTGCTAAGAAACCGATCATTTCCATTGCACCCTGCTCTATGTTGTCACTACCAAAGACGTTATGACCTTGTAGAAGTTTTGCAGGGCTTGCCTTGATTTGAACGTATGGCTCATATGAAGAATCGAAAAAGACTTTCATAGCCATAGCGGTGTAATGCGTTGGGACACTCTCAAATGGATGAAATAAAGCAGAATTATGAATTTCCCCATCTTCATCTTTATAAACTGAGCGTGAAGCAAGTGGGATTTCTAGGCTATGTGGGTCTACATCTATAAAGAAATAACGTCCCTCAGCGTCTACTGAGTAGAAGCTTGATTCAAACGGAGCGTTTATACAAAGATGATCTAACATAGCTTTAAAACGATATATCGTTCATTTAGTGCATTAGTTCGTTTTATAAACCACTCTATCGTTTAAATCAACAAAATAATTCAATATTTCGTTTCAAATGGGTCTAAAGTTATGAATAACATCGAATCTAGAACGGAATAGTGGTTTAAATGAGCGTATCAGCTAACATTAGGCGCCTAATGAAGGAGTTAAACTTAAATCAAAAAGAATTAGCTAAACTCGCCTCATTGCCTGCAAGTACAGTAAGCAGTGCTTTAAAGGAAGATAGCGACCCTAGAGCATCAACCATAAAAAATATAGTCATTGCTCTGGGTGTAAGCTCAGATATGCTTTTATTCGACGATGAAGAATTGGGAATCAATGGAGACCTAAAAATACTATTTAGGGAAGTTGAAAGATTTGAAGGCAAAGAACGAGAACAACTGAAAGATATGCTCAAAATGATGATAGTACACAACAAAAGCAAAGAGCTTATGCGGAATTAATATAGGGAAAAGTCTTAAATTTAAGACTAGAGTCCACCATTAGAAGACGTGGACTCCCCGACTTTTCAATTTTTTTGGAAATTTTGGAAATAAAAAAGCCCCATTAATAAATGGGGCTTTTGTTTTAAGCCAGGTCAACCCTACTTTTTGTATGGGATTGCACTTGTGTTATTCCCAAGTAGAAATGTCCTACCTAATAACCAAATAGAAATGTCCTATACAGACATTTCCAAGTCAAGCACAGGATTCAGATTTCGTTGTTGAATTGCTGTTTTCTGTGCTCGTCTACGTGGCATAGATTGAGAACGACTTCGTTTGTTTTGCTGTTCTAGTTCTTCATGCTGTTGCTGGATATGGGCCAAGACTGAACTCAAACGTTTATTCTCAACAATCTCTCGCTGGTTCAGCTGACTTAATTTATCGAAGATGCTGTAATTGATTTTTCTTCCCTGATATTCAATGGCGACCGTACCGTCTGGGTATTCTAGAAATTCAATATATTTACCCATGAGACTCTGGTTTTCTTCTTTATTTTCCAGCAGATAGACGCATTTATCATAAGTAATCGTCAGGCTATTCGTGACTCTGCGAGGTTCACGCCAAGTAAAAATATCATCTAACTCTTCGGCTGTTTCCATGATAGGCCGATGTAGATTCTTAGGATTAAAAGCCATCTTGGCGAACTTCTGATTGAACTGCTCAATGAAGCAGGGTAGCCAGACATTAGCTTGCTCAATCGAACAGATGCCTTTCAGGCGCATCTCCTTGATCAGACGGTCCTGAAGGGTTCTGTTGGCCCGTTCCACACGGCCTTTGGCCTGCGGTGAATTAGCGAAGATGATATCGATATTCAGGGTGCTGAGTACACGTCCAAACTGGGTAATCTTGGTGTCTTTCTTGCTGCTTTGATT